CGCGTCCAAGCAATCCGCCCCAGCCCCGGGGCGCGAAACCAGCCGATTCTGAAGAAGATACGTCGGGGGAATCGTAACGGCTAGCTCGGAGCCGACAAACTATAACGCAATGACTAAAGCAGATATATCCGAAGTTCTGACCGAGCGAGGTATTGACCACAATATGTCAATGCTGAAGGAGGAACTGGTTGCTTTAGCGGAGGGACGTGAAGCTGATGTTGGATAAGCTGAAGCGTCGCTTAGGCATTAAAGATGATATCCAAGATGAGCTGTTAGAAGATTTTTTGAATGATGCTGAAGCGCACTTCCGTTTAATCACAGGTGCGCATTCGGTGCACTCACGGTATGAATTTATTATCATCAATGTCGCTTCTAAGCTCTACAACCGAAAAGGAAGCGAAGGTATGAGTCAGGAACGCGTGGACGGATATAGCGCACATTATGTGGCAAGTCTATTTGATGAGTTCATGCCTTTGCTGGAGAAAGAGTTCGATTTATACGAGGACGATAAGCGCGAACGAGGTGGGGTGATGTTCTGGTGAAAACTCCAGATACAGTGACCTTAATTTATAGTGATGATACGGTTGAGCGGTTCAATCCTGCAACGGGTGAATATGAGCAAAGTGGCGAAGTGATTGAGCGGACGGTGCCATGCTTGTGGACGTTCATGCAACGTGGAAAGCAATTTGAGTTGTACGGAACCCGCGAGAATAAAATTGGCATTGTTCGGTTCAGTCAAGCGCAAGAGGCGTTTAAGAAACTGAAATATCAAGATGAGACGTACGTACCGATTGAAGAGTTAGATGTAATGATCAAAGGTGCGGTTCATGTAAAGCGGGTGGTTGAATGAGCATAAGCGTTAAGTGGACGGGGATTGAGAAGCTAAGTGCGGCGATCTCAAATGCACATCCAAAAGCAGTAGAACAAGCAATTAAAGTGACTCAGAATGCTGGGGAAGAGGGCCGGAATATCGCTAAGCGGTTTGCGCCGGTCGATACGGGATTCTTAAAGGATCATATCGTGACGAAACATTCAGGCATGGAATCGATCATCGATTCGCAAGCTGGCTATTCTGGATTCTTAGAATACGGTACCCGCTATATGAGCGCACAGCCGTACATGGGTCCGATGATGAAGTATATCGAGCCGAAATACCGCATAGAGATGACAAAGGCAATGAAGGGGGTCTTTAAATGACGCCTAGTTTTGCTTTATTCAGGAAGTTGTTTCAAGTCTGTGAAGCGTTGGGACCAACGTATGATTATGTCCCGGAAGCTGATGAGAAGTATCCATTTATCTGGCTGGATGCACAAACAGATACTGGACGGATTAACAATGACATCTTAGGGACAGCAACGCAAACAATCAGGCTATACGGCTTACGAAAGCATCGTGGGCAACTAGACGCGTGGACAGCACAACTGAGAGATGATTGCTGGACGGTGCGAGATGCATTTGGATATAGAATGAGTGTTAGTGAGTTTAACGTAAGGGTGTTGAGTGATTACGCCGACTCAACACCGCTACTACACTATCACATTGATGTGGCGTTTAATTACAATAAGGAGTGATTATATGGTTGAAGTTTTAAATGGGAAGAATGTAATTTTGTTCTTCCGAGAGTTCGCTAAGCGTGAGACCGAAAGCGCAGCGAAACTTAGATTTCAAACAGAACATAGTATTAGTAAATCGAAAGAGAATGAATCAACTACCACAAAAGACGGTGTGATTAACTCAATTTCTGATGGGGAGAATACCGCAGATATTACGTCGTTGGCTTATTCTGATGATACGCAAACATTGACAACGTGGCAAAGACTGGAAGAGATGTTCGATAAGAATGCTTTGGTTGAGATGTGGCAGGTGGATATCACGGGTGTAACTAGCGATAATTTAGCCGTGAAGCCAACTTATTTTCAAGGTTATTTCACCGACTTTGAATTGTCTGCACCGGCGGACGGTCAGGTGGAGTTAAGTTATACTTTTGCAATTAATGGCAATGGAGTTAGTGGAGATGACGTCTTAACGTCTGAGCAACTCAATTCCGTTCAAGCGACGGTTTACGAGTACCAGAAAATGGCGAAAACAAGCGAATAATAGGCAATTGGGGAGGCGAAAGCTTCCCTTTTATTTTTAGGGGGAATTTTAATGAAATTAGGTAAAAAAGAGTTAGACTTGCATTTCGGTTGGGACTTCTTAGCAGAGGTTAACGATACGATCAGTTATGAAATGGAAATTAACGGTGAAAAACTGCCAACACGAGCAGGCGGTATGGCGTTCTTAGAAATCGGATTAAGTCAGTATGATCCAATCACAGTCTTAAAAGTGATTAAGGCGGGCTTGTCCACAGCAAAGCAAAAACCGTCTAACGAAGAACTGAAACAATTGATTGAAGAATTATTGGCAGAAGGGCCAAAGAAATATAAAGCATTCGTGGATGAGTTGTTTGACGCGATAAAAAAGGAACCTATGTTAAACGCGCTGTTGACACTGAACGACGGGGAGTAGAAACGCCGCCATTAAGCTATCGGGACATGATACCGATCTGTATGGGGCAATTCGGGATGAGCTTGCTGGAAGCGAAGCGATGCACGCCCGCTGATTTTGAAATTTATAAATTGGCACGTCGGGTGAAACGACAACAAGAACATGAGAGCTTAGCATTACAAGCGTGGTTCAATCAAAGCGTACAAGCAACGAAGAAGCAAGGCAAGAAGCACGTGCCGAAATACGAGAAGTTCAATGATTTTTATGATTCGGAAGAGATGTTCTATTCAATCTTTCATCCGGATTATAAGAAACCGAGACAGAACATAACATTAGCGGACTTGAACCGCAGAATTAATAGAGAGGGGGCGGATCATGGCAGACTTTAATGTCATAGCGAAAATTCAAGCGAATGTCAGTGATTTTCAACGAGGGTTAGCAAGCGCCAAAACATCACTGGAAAGTTTCCAGAAACAAACCGGGGGTACGTTTGAGCGTGTGGGCAAGACCATGCAATCGGTCGGCAAAAGCTTAACAAAAGGTGTGACGCTTCCTTTATTAGCGGTTGGAGCGTATGCGACGAAAACAGGTGCTGAATTTGAGTCAGCAATGAGTAAAGTCAGCGCACTGTCTGGCGCAACGGGCAAAGACTTGTCCACGCTGGAGAAAGCCGCCCGTGAGATGGGTCGAACGACTCGCTATGGATCCACTGAAGCGGCGAATGCATTGTCTTATATGTCTTTAGCTGGTTGGAACACACAACAGATGGTGAAAGGCCTGAAACCCGTTTTGAACTTAGCATCAGCTGGGCAAATGGACTTAGCGCAAGCGTCCGATATTGTGACAGATATGATGAGCATGTTCGGGCTGGAAGCAGAGCAAGCAGGACGTGCGACTGATGTCTTTGCAGTAGCACAAGCGAACTCAAACACCACCGTCTCACAACTCGGCGAAGCACTGAAGAAATCTGGTTCCGCAGCAGCTGCGGCAGGGCAATCCTTAGAAGATACGTCAGCAGTTTTAGGTGTGTTGGCGAATAACGGGATTAAAGGAAGCGAAGCTGGTACCGCACTGAATGCGATGTTCAGAGACCTGCAAGCGGCGGCCGTTGACGGGAAAGTGGCGATTGGCGACACAAGTGTTGCGGTCTATGACGCGAACGGTAACATGCGCTCGATGGTTGATATTATTGCCGATGTGGAAAAAGCCACAGAAGGCATGACGCAGGAGCAGAAACACAATGCACTAGCAAGTATCTTCCAACAGCGATCGCTTAAAGGGATGAATACGCTACTGAATAGTGGTTCTGGCGAGTTGAAGAAGTTGCAAGGCGAGCTAAACAACTCAACTGGAGCGGCGCAAACGATGGCTGACGAGATGGACAACAACTTAAAAGGTTCGTTCATGAAACTGAAATCAGCGATGGAAGATATCGGTATTGCGATTAGTCAAATGACGAGTGGACCGCTTAAGGCTATTGTCGATTGGGCGAAAGACTTAGCATTGAAGTTTCAAGAGTTAAGTCCACATGCTCAGCAGTTGATCGTGATATTCGGAGCAGTAGCGGCAGCGATTGGGCCGTTGTTATGGATATTTGGTGCGATTGTGCAAAAGATACCATTCATTCTTAAAGGCTTTAAATTGCTAAGTCTGGCGTTTGGAGCTATCACATCCCCCATCGGCTTAGCAGTCGCCGGAATAGGCGTTCTAATTGGGGTGCTGGTGTACTTATATAAGACGAACGAACGTGTCCGAGCAATATTCGATAGCGTGTGGAATGCGATTAAGAATGTTGTCACAACGATTGTGGAAGCAATCAAACAAGTTATCCAGAACGTCTTCATAAGAGTTGCGAAGTTTATCATGGACAATCAAGAGTTGATTAAAGAAACGATTGAAACCGTCTGGACTGAAATCAGCGAGTTCGTCACAGAAGTCTTAGAAGCAATCGTACCGATTGTGAAGTGGGCATGGGAAACGATCAAAGTGCTCACGGAAACGGTCTGGAATTTAATCAAGGATGTTATCATGATCGCACTTGAGTTAATTCTTGGCATTATTAAAGCAGTCATGCAAGCCATTAACGGCGACTGGGAAGGCGCTTGGGAAACAATCAAAGAAACAGCGATGAGAGTCTGGGACTTAATCAAAGAAGCAGCGATGCAGTTCCTTGAAGGGCTACTTGAAACGTTCTTAGTGTTTATGGTTCCGATTATCGAATTCTTAGCGGAAGCTTGGGAGACGATAAAGCAGAATGCGATTGAGAAATGGGAAGCCATTAAGCAGGCTATCGTTGACGTGCTGGAAGGTATTAAGACACAAGTCACGAACGAAATTAATTTGGTGAAAGAATTCATCTCAAACGCGTGGACAACGATTCAAAACTTCACCACAAGCATATGGAACGCTATTAAGTCGTTCTTTAGCAGTGTGTGGGAAAACATCAAGTCAAAAGTTTCAAGTGTGACAAGTGCAATCCAATCCACGATTACATCAGTATGGAATGCGATACGGTCGTTCTTTACATCAATTCTGAATGCTATTCGTTCGATCGTAACGTCAGTTTTCAATGCAATTAGAAGTACCATCTCAAGTGTATTAAATGCTGTCAGGAGTACTGTTTCAAGCATTCTCAGTAGTATCAAGTCAACGTTCAGCAATATCTTCAATAGCTTGAGGGGGATTGTCATGCGAGCATTTAGCAATGTTCGTTCGGCGGTTAGCAGTGGAATGCAGTCAGCGTTGAATGCTGTGAGAAGCTTTTTTGGCAGTTTTGCAAGTGCTGGACGCAACATCGTTCAGAACATTGCGAACGGAATTAAAGGTGCGATTGGCTTAGTGACAAGTGCAATTAGTAGCGTTACACAAGCAGTTCGTAACTTCCTGCCATTCTCCCCGCCAAAAGACAAATCAAGTCCACTGACAGATATCCACAAAAATGGTATCGGCACGCAAATCGCAGCCGGAATTATTCGTGGACAGCGTGAAGTAGATAAAGCGATGAACACCTTGCTATCCACGCCGTCAGACATGGCCATGGCAATGGACGTCGGGACATCACAAAGTATTACACACTCACTCGATGAGTCAGTGAACCGTCCGATAAAAGTCCACACGAAGCTGAATGTGGGCGGATATGAGTTCCGTGAGTTCACACAAACGATAACTGAGCAACAGCAATCACAGGACAGATTGGAGCGAAACTACTAATGAGAGAATATGTCAAATTAAATGAACATAAGCCTTTAAAAATCGCTTCGGTCGATGAGATGAGCATAAACGGCGAAGCGATTAGCGGACAAATACCCGGCTACCGACAGCTTAGTGTCAGTGGTCGGGGCATTATGTCCGAACACCCTAACACGACCGAAGTCCCGGCACGTGCGGGGGTGTGGTTGAATTATAATCACACGGAACCAAGAATACTAACTGTTCAATACCGCCTACAAGCCGATAGTTCGAAAGAGTTGAGAGAACGATTTAATCAGCTGAACAAGTTGTTGCGGGCTGGAGAACGGTTGGATGTGACATTCGCTGATGAACCGGGCTGGCACTATTATGCGGTGCTTAGCGGAGCGAATCAGTTCAGAGAAGATAGATTAAGCATCGTGAGTGAGTTCGAGCTGTTCTGCCCGGATCCATATGCTTATGGGCCGATACAGAGCGGTTCGAATGTCATGCTGACGTATGCACATGAAGTCTTACCACACAAAATAGACTTGACGGCGCAAGGGTCGGATAACATCGAGTTAAGCAATGGGCGAGACAGACTCGTGCTGAACGGGTCTTATAGTTCAGGTCAAATAGTACGGATTGACTATCAACCGGAACAAGTTATTGTGTCACGGGACGGATTGAATGTGAACAGTGATTTGGCACGGTTTAGCTATCCAGAAGCGTTCTATTTAAGGGATGGCGATAACATCACGGTTCAGAATGCACGATTGAGCACGTTAGAATGGCGGGATCGCAAATTATGATGATCTTATTTAATCACAAAGAGCAAGTTATAAGATACGTCAGGAATGATGTCACGCGGGTGCTGGAGCACAAACAAGTGCTGACAGATGAGCGTTATGTGAGTGATAACTTATATGCAGAAGTTGAGGCACTGGATGATGATGTGTTAACGCAGTTGGAGTATGTGGCGATTCCAGTCGAAGATATGACGTATCAATATCACTATTTTTGGGTGCAGAAGCATGAAACACGTGGGAATATCACGAGTATTCAAGGCGTTCAGTCGGGGATTGAAGCTCTACGCAAAACACCAGTGAGAGATTTCCGGCCACACGAACGAGAAGCAAGATATGCAATTGACCACGTGTTGGACGGAACGAATTGGCGTGCAGGCTATGTCGCGGATACGGGCAGACGAAGCACGAATGTTTATTTTGTATCGGTCTTTGATGCGCTGAAGAAGTTCTGTTCGGTCTGGCAGTTAGAAATGCAATTCTTTGTGGAAGTGACAAATGGCAGAATTGGGGCACGATACATTGACTTTAAGCATCGGCTGGGCAAACGGCGGGGTGCAAGGGTCGTGTACGGTCATAATGCACTGGAAATCGTGAAAGAAGAAGAACGGACGGAGCTTTACACAGCTTTAATAGGTCGTGGGAAAGGGGAAGAAGTTTCTAGCGAAGAAGAAAACGAATCTGGTCAAGCTGGTTATGGGCGGAAGATTAACTTTGAAGAAGTTGAATGGTCCGTAGCGAACGGGGATCCCGTTGATAAGCCGGCAGGACAGTTGTATGTGGAAATTCCACAAGCGACGGAACGGTACGGGGTTCGTGGCACAGACGGACAGATGAAGCCGAAAATTGGTTTTGTGGACTTTCAGGATGAAGAAGATAAGCACGAATTAATTAAGCTTACATACGCTGAACTGGAGCGATTGAGCCGTCCGCAAGTGCTATTCAAGACGTCTAGTGTGTACCTTGAAGGGCAAATTGGGGATGTTATTCGGGTGGTTAGACCTGACCGGCAGATTGACTATGAAACCCGGATTTTTGAAATCACGTGGGATAGATTGATGGCTCGAGCAGTGGATATTAAACTAGGCGACCAGATGAATGAATCAGCAAATAAGCGGGAGTCACGTATCTTAAGCAGTGCGATTGATAGCGTTCGTGAAAATATCGGCAGTGCGATTGAGAAACAAGTTGATTCTGTGATTAGTGCGAATGGCTTTAATTCGAATTTTTATATGGCTGAAGATCCAAGAGATAAAGGACACGTGCCGAAGATTAACGACTTGTGGTTCAAACCAGATCCGGATTCCGAAGGCGATCATATCATGTATCGATGGAACGGCGAATTCTGGGAAGAGTTAGTCCGAACCAACGACGGCGAACGTGTGGAGCGCTTAGTGAAAGAAATGGAAGAATATTGGCGCAAAGCGGATGAAGCGTTCGAGAAGCAACAAGCGGAGAATGAGCGACGGCTCGAAGAGTTCCATCAGTCGCTAGAGCAGTTCAGACAGTCGCTAGATGAGAATGATAGACAAGCTGAGCGGAAAGTTAACGACTTCCGAAAACAACTGGAGCGTGATCAGCAAGAGCGTGAGCGAATTCGGGAAGATAATCAGTCTAAAATGGATGAGTTCGAACGTCATTTAAGCGATTTTGAGCAACAACTTAAGAGTTTTGATGCCGGAATGCTCGAAGGTCTGGATCAGCGCATAGCTGAAGCGTTGGATAATGCGGATATCAGTCAGAAGATTAACGAGCGAGTCCGTAACATCATCAATGACGCGGGATTTGGGAATGCGCTACAAGATATTGAAGACAAGTTGGAACAAACGTCTCAGACTGCACGAGTGAATGCTGAGATTATTGGTGGGGATGGAAAGACTCGTTACAACAAAAATCGGACGGACACCACGAACGCTACAATTCAGCTAGAAACAGGGTATGTGGAGATTGGGTCGAATGGCCCAGATGGCTGGCCAACCGATGAAAGTGGTCGGCTGAAAGAACTCACCATCAGTTTTGAAGCGGAGTGTATCCCACGCGGGGCAAGCACAGTCAC